GAAGCGATGAAGCATGTTAACGACTGGCTCGGTGAAGAGGTGATCCGCTTTAACCCTTACGCCCTGCTCGACGTCGCGCAGTAACACCAGGCCGCACCGCCATTCCCGACGGTGCGGTACAGACCTCCAGCACCACCATTTCTGGCCGTGTCGGCCAACCCGCAAAACCTCAACGTCATATCCCCAGCCAGACGCAGCCAGCGCCATTCAGGCGGGCTTTTGCCTGCGCGCTCGCCGGATGTACCGCGAAAGTGCGCGCCCGGCAGGCGCTTTTGGCGAGGTATGCCGACCCCTTCTCCACCCCCAAAGCGCGCGCTTGGTCCCCCGCCTCGCCTGCGCGCTAAACCAGCCTCTTTTTGTGCACTTTGTGCAGGCCAGCCAGGCCCCGTCAGTGCTGGCGAGAGGCGGCAATTCTGGTATCAAAAGAATTGTGCAAAATTGTGCGATTTTTTGCATTCTATAATGCATAAAAAAGCCCGAATTATAGCGGGCTGTAAGTTGAGGGTATAGATATACGGCAACCTGATAAAATAACTTCAGCAGTATAAAATTCGCACATATTCTTGAATAACCTTGCACTGTCTAAATTGTAATGAACAGTTCAATAATTTAGAGTCTTCATTAGCTTCCTTGCATATTTCATATAAAGATGAAAAGAAACCATCACTTCACTTTTCAACAGTACATAAATACTGATAGATACCGTTTGGTTTTCGTTTAAAAACCTCTACCTTAAGAACATTTTGCTCACGAAAATAGCTAGAGTATAGAAGGCAAGTGCAATAATTCCTAACCTGCGCATCTAAATCCACATTTGACTGAGCGACACGAAGCAATAGTGCTCCTGTTGATGTCAGCGTCTTCATTTTAACTGAAAGTTTTGTCTTGCTCTTATCTACACCCAATATATATTCTTCATCAGCACCCCACGTGTGAACATTTAGATTAAAACTTGGGTTAAATAGAAACAAATCCGTCACTATAAAATTTGAAACCGCCTCAGGCCTCACAATACCCAAGTCCATCATTTCATTGATGTCATCATCACTTACATCAGAAGAATATGATCGTATGTCGTCTTTGTCCTGGGGAAAAATAAGCGTCCCCTTAGCTACATACTTTGAAAGGACCTCTAGATTTTGTAGTTGTCTCTTTTCCATTGTCGATAAGATATTCATTGTCCTCAATGATATTGAACCACCGGCTTGAATTTCAGAAGCAAGGACCCTTCCCCACAGAGAGCGAATCTCATCTTCCGAAACCTTAGATGCATGGTTGTACCAGTGATGAAAAAAAGTCTCCGACAATGGTTCGTCGTCTACAGTTGGATTTTCATCTTGCAATGTATGAATTGCATGATTCAGGGCTTCTCGTGCATTATCATCCCTCATAGACGCCATTGCGCCAGCGACAGTATTGGGTTCCTGCGTATCGTCCCGCAAGATGACTAAGGCGCCATCACGATACTCGGCCGCCCCAGCCTCAATCAAGGAAACATCCTTTAATTTCTGAGCATTACTGAGGGCTTCATGATAATCGCTATTACTTAATCTTTTTCCTAAAATCACTCGAAATAACTTGCCCAATCCTTTTGTTCCTCCGTCAATGGCAGGGGTAAAGTCCGCATTTACATTTATCTGTGGGTCCATGGAAAATCCTCAGTTTGTGATGAAAGACGTCTATTATCTAGACTTATCCACTCTCTCTTTGAAAGCAAGCCCGAATGCTAATATTTCGATAATTTTTGATGGTGACACCTCTCCGCCTTCATTCCAGGTAGCTCATTCTTTATAACACCTTCCTGAATTGTGATCTCCAACTTCACCTACAGCGTGGTCATTAGTGGCTGGAATTGATGTATGACCAACACATCCAGAGGCAACGGAGCCTGTCTTGTCTAGTAGCGCTAATTTTCTGGTCATTCTCTCTCGGCTCTGTAACGACACTTGCAGACCCTGTTCCGATCTGATACTCCGAACTATCTCCGGTAGTGGTACGTGCTTACGCTTACCCTGTAGCGCCACCGATGTAGCTGATTCATCGTGCCCATGATTAGTCGCAATACCAAATAACAACACTAGCCGCACAGTCGGCCGCAGGCGTGAGACACGGCTCGACTCCAAAATCATGCACTTTTCCGTTTCGACGATATAAGTACCGCGCATGCTTTTCACCCACAGCTTATCGCCAGGATCCGGGGCTGATGGCAGATCCAGTGTTATCTCCGGTCGAGCGCTCCTTTTAAGTCTAATGACGATTTCTTCGTTAATTTCTGCACTAAACGTGGTCATAGTTTCTTCCTGATAGCTTTTTGCCAGCGACCAAGTAACTCACTTTGCTTAGCCGCCGATGCTGGGGTGTGGTTGGCATGCTTATAAAGCCGATGCTCTGCAACTAGCTCCCCTTCTCTGATAGCAAATTCCATTTCGCCATATGCCAGAATGCAGCCATTTAACAATGCGTTAGCCTCTCCATTAGTGAGAATGATATTACGTCTATCAAGTTCCGCGATCACTTTATCAGGAATTGCCTGCGGGCCCACTCTAACGCCAGCTTGTGGTGAATTCTGGTTTTGGTTAATTGCTGCTGCGCTGTTCAGACGAAGCAATACGGCTTCTGCCTTTTTCTTCTGGTACTCCACAACCGCAGCCGCGTAGTGATCCGCGCGCTGTTCTGCCTCAATCCGCAGCTGCTCGCGCCAGCGCCGCTCGGCCTCTTCCGGCGTCAGAGCCATATCTTTCGCGGCGGTAACTTTTGGCCCCCATTCCAGCGCGGTTTCGTCATCAATCGACGTGCGCAGGCCGCGCGCGGTATGCGTGAAGGCTTGATCTGAGCTTTCCCGGGCTGATTTTCTTATCCTGCTTGTGATTTCCTGCCTTTGCTGGCGTGAATATCGCCTCAAAACATCGATATTCAGCGGAAGCTCTGTCACTGAACTGTCGTCTGGCGCTGTTTTAGCTGCTGACACTGCCGTTTCTGACGGTGGTTTTTCGTCCGATCCGGAGCGCCCCGTACAGTTATTGACAGAACTCCGAGGGGCCGCTGCGCGGCCTTCTAAGGTCAAGACCTCGATCGGCGATGGCTTACGCTTCGGCACAATTTTGTAATCTGTTGTGCGGGTATAAATGACCGATTCACGGATGGTAAGGGGGCAATAGACGCCAGTTATCTTGGCGACCGTGTCACCATAATCATTGCCTTCTTCGGTGTATTCGTAACTGAGACGAACGCGCAGACAGTCGCGAGACACTAACGGACCGCCCTGGGCATGGTTATACCCCGGCCAGTCCGCCGCATCGGCGGCCGCTCTTGCCTCTTCGATCTCGGGGTGCAAAACCAGCTCGCGGTTGCCTAACCGGCGCAACTCTCGCCAGGTAGTCACTGGCGCACCGCCGATCTGTTGGAACTGGCGAATATTCCAGCGTGACGCCCACGCCCGCACGCGCTTTGCCATCTCTTTAACAGGCTGGCCAGATTCGTCGTCTAACTCGCCATCCATGCCGTAACCGTCGATATTTTTAGAGATGTATTTCGCGATATAGCCCGTTGCGCTACCGTGCTCCGCCTCAATAGGTTTTGCGGTAAAGCGGTGCTCTTCGGCACCCGGTTCGTGACCGTCTTCCTTTAGTGCATATTCATGAAAAATATCAGTGGCAAGCTCCACCTCTTCAGGGCGTAGAAAAAGTAAAAGATGCCAGTGCGGGGTTGCATCGTGATGCGGTTCGGCAACGCGAAATCCGAAGGTGCGTATCTTCTCGCGCCCCCATTTCGCACGGACACGCGCCCAGACTTTGCAGAGGTATTTCTGCGTATGGCGCGGGCTGACGTCGCGATATTTATCGTTGCGCCTGCCTGACTTTACGTGTGTGGAGTGATAGCGAGACGGCGCGGTTAGCGTGTAGAACATGCCAACCAACCCCATCTCATTAGCCATATCCTCAAAGCCGCGCATGCGCACCATCAGCTCGTGACGGGCGATCTTCGGGTTCGATGTGCTCCCCATGACTTTATCAAGTAAAGAGGTACGTTCGCCTGTATCCTGGTCTTCCAGTTCCATCGCCTGAAGAAATTCAAAGTTTGCCTTTTTCTGGGCTATCCACTCTCTGAAGCAGGGATCGGAGCAATACGGTGATGCTATTTTGCTGACGTAGCCGGTGGCGATCATGAGGTGCTCACGCCAGCGGTCATGTATTTTGCGGATTTTACTTAACCACCACTTTTCCGACTGAAGGCGTGCGACGGCGCGCAGCGCTTCTTCAGCCTCCAGCTTCTCATCGCAATACCTTCCCCATGATGGGATCGCGATATTGAGCGCTGTTGCTTTGCTGGCAATCGCGCCATACGCATAGATCGTGGAAAACTCTACATCAGTGGTTTTCTCATACTGGAAATCAAACTCGCGCATAAACTCGCTTTTCATCAGGTTAGCGAGCTTATAAGCCAGTCGTTTCAGGCGTTTTTTATCTGCCCACGGCAGCAAGTGAAAATCATCACGCAGCGGGAAAAGGATTGCGGGGAGGTTGCTTTGTGGCAGGTATTGGGCGTTTACGGCATCAACGCGACGCAATACATGACGTTCAAATGTGCTAAACAGCCAGAGTACAGCGGCTTTTGGATCCTGCTGCTCCAGCGACTCCAGTCGCTGAGAGAATCGCTTGCGGATAAAAGCAGGGAGAGCCTGCACGCGGCGGCGGAGATGGCGAGCTCGCCTTGTGCGATCAAACGCCTCTCGCGCCTCGCCTTCGCGCGGGCGCAGCGGCTCCCGATAAACGACGTCAACAAGATCACCATAGGCGAGCGCCTTACGCTCGCCTTTTGGGGTGAGATACTCAATCGGGCTATCTTCGGTATCGTCGGGGCTAATTGCCTGCCGTGGAGCATTCCATCTCCATGCCAAAGCAGAGGAATCAGACATGATCCACCGCTGCCATGTAGGATTTTATGAACGCTGCCGCCGCTTCAATATTGATAGCGTTTCCGTAGGTGCGCAGTCTTCCCACTCTGGCGGGAACCCCATCAGCCAGCGGGAATGATCCGGGTCTAACTGGCCGCCACCATCCATCCCGGCCGTGGAGCCAATCAGCATCTCTCCAGAAGCCGTTAACCGGGCCGGGCTGCACAGCGCCGCCACATCCTGCAAGCGCTTCTGAATTTTTGTTCCATTTTCGCGATACGTCCGCATAGCCTCTTGCGGACATGGAGAGCGGTCGTTGCTCGTGGTTGGCGTGGGCCAGCCCGCAAGCTGCGCGGCCACATCCAGCCTGTCCGTCGATATCTTCCCGTTGCGGATCCGTCCGCCCTGATAACCGCCCTTCCCGTCCGTTGCCGTCGGTGTCGGCCACCCAATAAGCCCTGTCTCGCTGGTGCGGCGCGCCGACGCTCGCAGACGGAAACGCAGTCGCCCCGAAGGCATAGCCCAGGGCTTCCACGTCAGCTTGTACAAGGTCGATCCAGTCGTTCGCGTCAGCGCTGCCAGATTGCTCGCCAAAGACCACGACAGGGCGGCGCTGGCCGACAAGCCAATGTGCGGATGGCCATAAGTGCCGCTCGTCAGCAAATCCAAGTCCTTTGCCTGCCGCGCTGAAAGGCTGGCAGGGGCATGATGCTGTCCATGCCGGGCGACTGTCTGGCCATCCTGCGCGACGCAGGGCAAGCGACCATCCGCCAATCCCGGCGAAGAAATGGCACTGATTGAATCCGATAAGGTCATTGGGGGTTACATCCTCAATTGAGCGGGTATCAACGACGCCCGGCGCGATATGGCCGGCGTCGATAAGGTTGCGCAGGTGCTGTGCTGCGTGAAGGTCTATTTCGTTGTAATAAGCGACCACAGCGCCTCCCACACCACAGAGAAAACACGAAAGGCGAGATAGCCCATCGGGAGCCAGAACAGCAGTGAGCAGAGGGCAATACAGATAACCGTGCTGCGCCAGAACCGGCGGTAATTGGTTTCTTCATTCATTTGCGGGTCCTTAGATCGTCACTGTGTCGCCGGGCTTAACCTGGCGGGCTTCTTTTTCGCTATCGCGGAGGATGGCTGTGTTGCTGTAACCGCCGTAGCACAGCACCTCCACCTCAACGACCCAGAAATTGCGATATGGACGAACGTCCAGAGTGCGGGTTACAACTGCATCTAACGTGTTCATTTGCCGCTAATCTCCTCAAGTGCGGAGTCAAACTTATCTGCATCCATCCAGACGATGATTCCTGTGCGGTGCATCTTTCCGGCTAAATCAGTAGGGGTGATTTCGCGGGTGTGAAATCTAACCTCTGTCACGCCTCCCCTTCTCAGTTGAGCGCCTACTACGCACTGGTGAATGATTTGGCAGGTGAGATTTTCCATACCAACGGCCTCTAAAAGTTCTTTTAAGCTCGCCATCACAATCCCTCCGCCCCATCGAATGCACCCGCCGCAGCCATTGCGCCGTAAGTGGAAGCGCCCATCACTGGCCCGCAGTCCGGGCAGTTACCACCGCCAGAACAGCCACAGCCATCGCAGATACGAAGTACGCCAACCACTTCACCGGCCATGTCGCGGCTTTTGGCGCTGATAGAGCGGCGAACGCTGAAGGCATGGAGATTGAAAGCGGAATAGATCTCGCGGGTCTCTGGGGTATCGCTGTTTGAGATAACCGAGTGGGTGCCATGCTGGCGATGAGCATTGAGCAGGGTTGCAGCCAGAGCGCGATGCTCGTCCAGGGTAAACGGCTTGCCGTAGGCGGTGAAATTGGCGGTTTTGCTGTCAGGGATGTAGGGGGGGTCACAGTAAATTACTGAGTCCGGACGATTCTTCGCGATGTACGGAATGGAAGATCTAAAATCATCACAAAGAAATAGCGCAGCGGTATCCCGCGCCTTTTCGGCGAATAAGCGCATTTCAGCTTCGGGGAAATAGGGTTGCTTATATCGGCCAAATGGCACATTGAACTCGCCGTACGCATTAACGCGATACAGACCGTTGTAGCAGTGGCGATTGAGGTATAAAAACAACGCTGCGCGGATCACTGCGCTGCTCTCTTCCGGATCGCGCATAAGGCTATTAAAAAACTGGCGTTCGCTGTAATAAGTTTCCTCGCCGTTCCCGCGCATAAACAGGCTGCGGGCAGATGCGATCAGTTGTTCGGTGTTATCTCTGAGCACAATAAAAAAGTTGATTAGCGAGGGATTGGTATCACAGAGAACGTAACGGCGGTATTCCGTATTCATAAACACCGTGCCGCTGCCAACGAATGGCTCAATCAGGCAGTCAGCTTTCGGGAGGTGCTTCAGCAACTCAGGCATAACGCGGGTTTTACCGCCCGCCCATTTGATGGGTGACTTAATCACTTTCCACCTCCATATCGGTGTATTTTTTGATTAACGGGTCGATCGCCAGATTCATCAGGCTAATGAAGGTCTTCGCGGCCGCTGGCCCCTCAAGTACACCGATCGCTGTCGCGTTTGCGAGGTTGATCACTTTGGTTTCATTAAGTGCAGCTACTGCGCCCCGGGCGTATTCAGGCGACCATTTCATTTGCGGTACTCCTGGTTGTATGTTTCGTGAGTCATCAGCCTCCACTGCTTGCCGCCGTTCTTACTCAGCAGACGCCAGCGGCGGCCAATGCGGATCACGAGATAGGCATGCGGTTTAACGCGGGAGAAATTGTGTTGACCGCGCGAAAAGCATTTCAGGGCGGCAAGCGCCCTGGCGCAGACTGGCAGCGGTGCGCTGCAAACAACGGAGAGACGCGGATACATGGCACACCTCACAGCGATTCAAAGTACGGAGAGGTCAGGCGCTGCCAGATCTCGCAAACCTGCTCCGCCTGATAGACGGCGTCTGTTAAGGCGTTGTGCGCGACAGAGCGGCGCGGGTGGGGGCGTAACCGATAACACCGGCCACGGTGAGTAGCGATCTGAAGCAGCACTCATTCCAGAAATGCCACGGCAGCATGGGAACGCCTTCGAGCGATGAGCGCTCAAATGCAGATTTGAGGATCGGAAAATCAAATGAGCCACCCTTGCACCATACCTTCAGATTTTTTTTCGTGGTCTCCCCGGGGAATGCGCCTTCAATGAATCTGGCGAAATCCAGCATCACCTCAATTTCATGTGACTTCGCGCTTACCAGCTCGCTAATAGGTTCCTTGTCCTGTTTAAGCCACCACATCACCGTGTCGGCGCTGATATGGGCGCCGCGATTCTGAGAGGTGCGCGGATCAATGGTCTGATAGAACGACGGGCCGGTTTTTCCGGTTGATGGTTCGAAGAAAACCGCGCCGATCGCGCAAATCACTGCATTCGGCTGGGTGCTGAGTGTTTCAATGTCGATCATTAAATGGTTCATTGTTTGCTTTCCTCGGTAATAGTTAATTCGCGGGCATCGGCCCACCGTTCGATTGATTGATAAATCTCTTCCGGGGTGGCGCTTTCCTTTTTCAACTGGCCAACATAAATACGCAGTAAGCCGAGCAGGTTCGCGCGTTCCTGTTTCCGTGCGTTGGTGCTTATTTCCACAAAATCCGGATCGCTTATTCCACTTTCCAGCTTGATTGACTTAACCCCCATGCGACCTCCTGAAAAAGGCAAAACGAGTCCCCGGCAAAATGAATGCCGTTGTTTTTAAAACTGGTTAATTAATGGTTAGGGCGTGGCTTTCGTTTAATTGACTTGAATACCCTCTCATGCCAGTAATACAGAAAATCAATAAATGTCATTCGCGCACGCTCATGATTACCGCGAATTGTTTTTTCCAGACCGTAAATAATTAAATCTATTGACGGACTGTCAGGGCTAACGGCAATACGCGCACCGTTTCTCAGGTGAACCGTAAATCCCTGCTCGGCATTTTCTATCGCCTCACGGATCAGCATCTCCTGTTCCCATGATGTTTTCTCTTCGGTGAAGATACTCATACAGCAAGCCCTACAACTGCTGGTGACGGTATCTCACCATTCATGATGGCGCTAACGAATGGACGAAGATCGCTGAGGGCGTCATCATCATTCATGCAGAAGGCTGCACCGTAAACGTGCTGGACGCCGCTAGCTAATACGCCGTAATGCGACTCGCGGCCCTGCGGGTTGTTTTCCAGATTGAAATAATAGTCTTCCAGCATTTTATTAATCTGTTCTGCATAAAGGCGTTTCATTTCCCGTTCTCCTTAATGATTAATAAAACGGTGATTAGTAATAATACGGTCTATAGTTTTGCGGGCTTCCAATAACGCAAAATCAATTCCAAAAGAGTCACCATCTTTCATAATTTGATAACGCTTTTTGCCTACCCTGCGCGGTAAAACACGGATGGTGAAGCCGCTACATATTCCCGCGTGCTTATTTATCCAGGTGATTTTCGGCAAGTTATCTCGCGTAATTCCGCTCCCTTTCTGCATGACTATCCCCTTTAGTTCATTGACTCAACAAAGCGCTCAGCTTTGTAGCGGGCGTTCATATAGATGGCGAGCAGGTTTACTTCCCGCTTTGCTCGTGGGCGTGCCTGGATGATCGGTAAGCGGCCATCATCTGCACGGTGCTGAACTGCCTTCAGCGTTAAGCCGGTGCGTTTTGCATAGTCGGCCAGGGACTCGGAAACACGATCGCCAAATGGGTAATCTCCCGGCAAATCCCTGATTTCAGGTGGCGTGGTGGCTCTTCTTGCGTTTCTTGCCATGTGCTATCCTGCCTTATTTGGGTAATTTAGGGTCACTTGGTGTACTTATAAGTACACCTTGATTCAAATCTTAGTGTACTTAAAGGAACACTGTCAATGAATCTTGGCGAAAAAATAAGAGCTATTCGCGAAGCTGAAGGCTTAACAAGGGATGAGTTCGGTGCCCTGCTGGAAATCCCCATAGGCACTCTTCGTCGTTACGAAACTGGGCGGATTGAAAACATAGGTGGTGACGTTCTAATCAAAATTGTTAATCACACTAACTTTCATAAGTACATGAATTGGTTGATGACGGACAAAACAGATGAAGGAGCCGGACAAATTGCCCCTACTCTCTCCCCTGATGGGCAAGACGGAACATCGAGCCGCCGAAGCGCGAAGAAGGTTGGCTAACTGCTTTAAATATAATGGAAAGATGGGGTAAGGGTGGGATCTGTCATGAGAGGGGGATTTTCTGGTGAGTATTAAATCTCTTAAAGATGGCTACATGGTTGATATGCGCCCGCAGGGTCGCGAAGGCCGTCGTATACGAAAAAAATTCGCCACTAAATCCGAAGCCCAGCAGTATGAGCGGTGGATCTTGTCTTCGCAGCATAATAAGGGCTGGCTGGACAAAGCTCCGGACAAGCGCCCGTTCTCCGACCTTATCGATCTATGGTGGCGGCTCAAGGGCCAAACAATGAAGTCCGGCGAAAGTACCCGCCGTAAGCTTGAGCGCGTTGATGAGGCTATGGGCTTTCCTACCACCGACAAGGTGAACAAAAACACCTGGGCTGATTATCGCGCTGGTAGGTACGCTGCCGGCATTAAGGCTAAGACGCTCAATCGCGAACAAGAAACACTATCGTCGCTGTTCAGTACGCTCATTGAGACCGGGAATTATCACCACGAAAACCCCTTTAAAGGTATCTCGCCGCTAAAAGTACACGCGCATGAAATGGGCTACCTGCTTAAATCACAGATTAACCAGCTATTGACTACCCTGCCCGAGCCGGAAAACCTCGCAGCGCGATTAAGTCTGGCGACCGGCGCCCGCTGGGGTGAGGTCGTTAAACTAAGGCGAACACATCTTGCTCATTCAAAAGCGATGTTTATTAACACCAAGAACAGCAAAAACAGAACCGTGCCTGTTAGTAATACGCTCTTTGATGAGCTGTGCGAGCGGGGAACGGGCGATATTTTTGCGGACGTGGATTACGAGCTGCTGCGCCGGACGATCAAGCAGGTAGCCCCAGACCTGCCGGAAGGCCAGGGGGTTCACGTTCTGCGGCATACCTTCGCCAGCCATTTCATGATGAACGGCGGCAATATTCTGACCCTGCAAAAAATACTGGGTCATTCAAATATTCAGCAAACGATGGTTTATGCACATCTTGCGCCTGATTACTTACAGGATGCTGTGCGCTTTAACCCTCTTGAGAACTAACCGATGAAACTAGACGATTTTCAGCCCATCCCTGATCGCAAGCTTACCCTACAGAGCCAAACCTAATCTGACAGGCAGCTCAGTGCCAATCGCGGACATTGCTGGTACATGGTATGTTAGTTTAAGGGGGGCAGGTCAAAGCATGTGAAATGGTGCCCCAGTGCAAAACACGAAGAAAAAGAACGAGTCTTTACCCTAGCAATGACAACGCGGATAAACTGATGGCGAGGTGAAAATCATGCGTTGATGCTCGCAGAAAAAGGTGATAATTATCACCATAACTGAACAATTATTATGATGGGAGTTACGCCCACATCTCCTAAAATTCTATCAGGAAGAATGGGCGCATGGCATATTAATATAATTTAAACGTCCGAGTAATTATTAACATCCCTGAGTCTCTTTGGAAAAGCTATTGATAAATTTTTTCCAAACGCACCACCAGGATGACGTTTAAGATCTATTCTATTTTTAGCTTTCTCTACTTCTTCATTACTTAGTATAAACGTAGATAAAAAAGAGAGTGTAACTATAAATGAACCAGCAACCTCAACTTTATCTTCATCCCTATCATCTTTTTCAGTATACCTAAGGGGCAAATGTTCCAGCATTTGATAGCGACTGAGCAGTCCACGGAATTCACCACGATCACAGACATCCCCATAACAATTTAACATTAACACAGCCAATTCATCTGAAGATAGCTGCGCTCTGAGGGTATGACAATATTCCTCTTTTTGGCTAACCGAAAAGTACTCACCAGGAAGATCATCGATTATTTTAATTATTCTATAAAGATTCCTAAAGTAATGTCCAAACCATTCATTTCTATTTTTATTGATATATTTATACTTCTCTATCAATTCGTCCTGGGTAGGGTCATCATATACCAGACAATCCAACAAAGCTTTAAAACATTGACGGCCATTTTTAATGTTGAGGGCTAATCCAGATTTAGCTTTTGCACTGATTAAATTAACACTATCATTAAAATCAACCTGCAAGTTTCTCGCTATCTCATGATGTAGATTCAGACCATTATAAAATGTACTTTCTACACTTTGCCTTCTGATAACAAGCTGCGTTTCAATATATTCTTTGCGGGTTAACTCAAGCTCTTTTCTTGAGAGAACTAACTCATCTCGCTGCATGAAAATAGTCTTAATCAAACAAATAAATGTTAAGAATGTAAGTATTGGATTCGCCACCCCTCCAATAAAATCGCCAAACGAACCTAGCTCCCCCCCTAAGCCTAACACCGTCCCAACTATATTAATTGAAAATAATAAAAATATAGCCATAATCAAGAGAAAAGCATATTTTTTTAATTTATCTCCTGAATCATCATCCAGAACATCGTTAATAAATAATTTAGAGGAATTTTTAACCCTTGAATAAAGACCACAAGTCAAGATATTAACCATGTTTTGTATTTTATATTTTATCTTCATAATATTTTTTCTAAACCTATTTGTTATAGGGAGATGCAAGCACTTTGCTCGTGTGCTGATAACAATCGTCAACAACACCGCTGACGTTTACCAGAACATCAAATCCTGTGTCTTCTCCCATACGCCTGGAAGATACTGTCACGTAGTATTCCTCCCCATGTTCACTACCATTTAAAACGAAACGTTGAGAAACCTTTTTCTCATCAGAAAGTAGTAATTTCAAAGTACCGTCTTCTTTCAATTTTTTATTGAGGATAGGGAATCACCTTGCTTATACCTATTCCAGATAATCACTTTCTGTTCTGGCGCGTAGTTAGTTTCATGGCCCGCCCCCCTTGATTAAGGATAGTGTTGCATCGACCCGTTGAACTCATAGCTCAAAGCAGACTGTCAGATTCGATTGTGTACTGCCAGTAAAAACTATCAACTCAAATCTAAGCTGATACAAACCACGATCAAGCATCGGGGCTATTTTGTCTGCAGGAGGGGTGATCCACAAAGTGTCCACACCCGCCGAGTAATCGCGGGTTTTGGCGGGTGGTTTGAGGTTATCCAAATGCCTGTATTTCAGTAACTTATTGAAATACAGGCATATGCGATCGGCGGAGTGATCCGCCCCGGAATAGGTTACAGGGTCACAACTGGCACCCGCGGCGCCAGGGCGCACATCAGCTCATAGCCGACGGTGCCGCTGCTGGCCGCCACGTCGTCGATTTTAATCTCTTTGCCCCACAGCTCGACCGGCGCGCCGATCCCGGCCTGCGGACAAGGCGTTAAATCGACCGCCAGCATATCCATCGACACGCGTCCCACGGTAGTGGTACGTACGCCATCCACCAGCACCGGCGTGCCGCTCGGCGCCACCCGCGGGTAGCCGTCGGCATAGCCGCAGGCGACGATGCCGATCCGCTGCTCCTGGGTGGTGCGGTACAGGCCGCCATAGCCAATCGCCTCGCCGGGACGCAGGTTCTGCACGCCGATGATCTCGCTGCGCAGCGTCATGACCGGCTTCAGCCCGGTGTTGGCGATGTCCTGCCACTGCCCGGAAGGCGACGCGCCATACAGCACGATGCCTGGACGAACCCAGTCAAAATGCGCTTCCGGATGCCAGAGGGTCGCCGCCGAGTTGGCCAGCGAGCGCGGGCAATCCAGCCCCTCCGCCGCCTGTTCGATACGGCGCATCGGCTCGACAATTCCCTGCGGGTTCTCCGCCTCCGCGAAGTGCGACATCAGCGTCATCTCGCCGACGTTGCTTATCGCCCGCAGCTGCTGCCAGACGGTGTGGACCCGCTCAGGCATAAAGCCCAACCGGTTCATGCCGCTGTTCACCTTGAGATAGATATCCAGCGGCGCGCGCAGCTTCGCCTGCTGCAGGGCCTTAATCTGCCAGTTGCTGTGGACGCTGGTGGTTAAACGATATTGATCCAGCACCGCCAGCTCATCGGCATGGAAGAAGCCCTCCAGCAGCAGGATCGGGCCTTTCCAGCCCTGCTCGCGCAGCAGGATCGCCTCTTCCAGGTTGAGCAAGGCGAAACCATCCGCCGCGCTTAACGCACTCCATACGCGCGCCACGCCGTGGCCGTAGGCGTTGGCCTTGACCACCGCCCACAGGCGCGACCCGGGGGCCGCGCGACGCACTATCTGTAAATTCTGCCGCAAGGCCAGCAGGTCGATGCTGGCCACTACCGGACGGGTCAT